TCTTTTACTCTCTGTGCTTGATCTTCTGTTTGTTTAGTAGCAACACCAAGTATTTGTGTTTTTACTGGGCCGCCACTAGGTAACATTTCTTTGTAAGCTTGAGACTGAAACTGTGTTGTTGCTTCTGATAACAATGGATGTGTTACACCACTTGCACCCAAAAATGGATCGCTTCTATCTTCATAGTTTATACCAAGTAAGTTCAATCCTTTGGCTATAGCTTCTTCCCAATCTGATCTTGACTCCATGTCCTCTTTTACTTTGGACTGTAAATCAGATGCGATGGATGCTAGTACACCATCTTCTAAAACTTCTGCAAGATTGGCTTCGTGATTGTATGGCTCTGCCACAACTTCCATTTGTTCGCCAGTGTCAAGCTCAATACCTTCTGGTAACATTGGTGGAGCATCGTCTACTTCTATCTGTAGACTATCAGATTCTGCTATGAAACCAGGTCCACCTGCACCTATTTCTTTTTCTACCATCGGAGCTATCTGTCGTTCTTCTGCCATCACGCTACCTTTCTAAATTTACTTAATATACCACCTTTTTTGAATCTTGGTATCTTTATATTAGAATCTATTTTGCTTAGATCAATAACTCTAAAAAAATCAGCATCACTTTCAACAGTTGAACTACGAACTTTTCCTATCTCCATTATTCTTGATGAATCTGTGGGTAGATCAGATGCCGAGCTATATAGATTTGATTTTTTGAAATAAGCATCACCGTATTTCTCTAAAATACTACCTAGTTGTTTAGCACCTGCTGCAAAGTTATATTTTTTAGGATCTCCCGCAGTACGAGGAGCAGCATAGTCAGCTATCTTTGGAAAGATAACATATCTCTTCCCCTCTTTTTTAGCATCTAATATTGTTTTATGAACCATCAATTCTAAACCTTGTTGTGAGTCTTGAACTGGTGGATTCTTTTGGAAAGAGAAAGATTGATTTGGATCAACATGAGCCAACGACTTTTTCAGTGATTCTTTTACTTTTTCTGGTACTTTGTCTCCTAAGTTATCTACTAACTTCAACATAGCTCCTCTCTTTTCAAGAGGTCTCAAATCGTTTTGTGCTTGTTGTAATTTCTTTTGTGTCTCTGTGTATCTATTAGCTAATATGTTTCTTTCTTCATCTAATCTAGTAATAGCTTCTTGATGTGCCATACTGTCTATGACTGGATTAGCAGATTCTGAAACCACGTTATAATGCACATTAACCAAAAAATCTCTTTTAACTTGTTTTTTTAAATCTTCTGGAGTTGGGGTTACAAAATTAAACTCAACAGTGCCTTTCTCTGGAGCAACAAATCTTTTTAATATGTTTTGTTTTCCAGGTTTTTTATAGTTGAAGTCTACGATATTTTGAATACCTGCCTGTCCAGGATCTGATATTTTTCTTCTTGTAATTCGATGTGCACCTTGACCTTCTGGTATAGGTATGTTGTTTGTTCGTTTTGTATACTCATCTATCGAATCGTTTACTATTTTTTCTATAATTTTAGTTCCTTTAGCCGATTTATCATTAAGATTTATATCTGCATCAGCTAGAAAATCTTGATAAATCTTTTTTCTTTCTGGATCAATCCTAGATAACTTTTGACTATCAGCGACCTCAACTCTTTGTGCTAACTCTTTTATATTATCTTCACCAACTAATCTTCTGAACTCATTACTATTAACTAGTCTCTTTGCTATATCTGCTTTTAGAAAATTCTTTTCTAATGTTCTTCCATGATTTCTATAAGCATCTTTAAAAAACTTAGATACATTTTTAGAGTCGTTAAAGTAGTTAGGGTTATCTAAGAGTTTCATTTGTACATACTTAGCATAATCTAAATTACTTTTAGGAAACAAAGGTGCTGATCTTCCTCCACCTCTAACTTCTCCAAAACCTCCTTCTATCTCAAGGTTGAACATATCTGAATTTAATTTTCCCTCTTGTGTTAGTTTTTCAACTGTTCTGTAATGATCTATCATCATTTCAGAATCTATTATACTTTCTCTAGCACCTTGAGTTAAAAAGACATGTAAAGGATTTCTTTCAAAAGCATCTCCAGTAACATTAAATCTTCTTCGTATCTCATCTACTACTTGTCCTGAATTTCCTATTCGATCCGCTCTTTTCATTATCATGCTTTTTGTATCGTCAACAGTGAATCTGTTTTGAAGAAAATTTTTAATTGAACCCGGTAAAGTTTCTATAATCTTAAGAGTCTCGTCATCACCTCTTATTGAAACACTAATTCTTGACGGTTCGTATTCTCCATAAGAAGAAAAAAGCTCTTCGTTGTTTACAATATTTTCAACATCTTCATCAAAAAAATTGTCTACTGCTTGTTTATTTGTTCTGTGTGACTCATTCAAAAATCTAAAATTATTTATATCATTATCAACTTTAAAAACTTTTTGTTTCAAAGGATCTTGAGCTCTATTTATGTTCTCTGCTTCTGTTTTTAGATTACTTATCTCTGTTTCTGCATCTGTAACGTTTTGTCTTAGTTTTGCTTTTTTCTCACTGAAAGCAAGAATACCAACATCTTCTGTTTCATCCAACTTAAGAATTTGTTGTACATCCATTAATGTTGAGTTCAATAGGATGTCATTTTCTCTCATTATCTTTTTACGTTCTGCCGTTTTTATATTTTTTATAGCTTGTTGTTTTTTAGCCTCTCTATCAGAAATATCATTAAGCTCATCTCTAGTAATTTTACCATCTGCATAATCAACTCTAGCTCTGTCAGAAATTTTAAGAGATTCTGCTTCTGCGTTGTCTAACTTTGCTAAGTTTCTTTGAACCTCTGCTGTTCTTTCTGGAGAGTCTTGAATAATTTTTCTTTCTTTTAGTAATCCTTGATTGATCTGTAACTCGTTCACAAATCTAGAATCTTCTAATTTTGGTGCGTTGGGGCCCAGTTCAAAACCCATAAAACCATCAACAGCTCTTGTGTGTGCATAGTAACCACCATCAACAGCAGAATCAAAACCATGCTCACTATATGCTTTTTGTAATTTTTTCAAACTACTTGTGTCACCCGCAGCTTTAAAAAACTCTTCTAACTGTATTAATGCTTTCTTTGCTTCTTGTGTTTCACCAAGTTTGTCGATACTCGCTCCAACAACCTCATCACCTTTAGCTCCAGTTCCAAAAATAGTGTGGACAACATCGTAAACGGCATCACCCCCAGGATCTATTCTCTGTGCAGTTCTGTTACTCATACCTACTTGAGATTGTCTCTTCTGTGCCTCAAGATCTCTAATTTGATTAAAAAGATCAGTTTTTTGTTCTTGACTTAAGTTTGGTTCCGCTACATCGTTTTTTAATTTTGAAATCTGTGAGTCAAGAGCTAATGTGTCTGACTCCTTGTAAATCTTAGTATCTAACTCTGGCGTAAACTGTGATGCAATATTGTATAACTTTTCTTTGCCTGCATTTGCTCCAAACACTTCATCTGGGTTTAGCTCTAAGTAACGTATCAAGCCAACTTCTTCTGCTTCTTTATATAATCTATTGTTTATACCACCTTTTAATTGCTTAAATGTTCCTAAAATTTGTGCACCTGTTGGATTTTTGTTAAAATCTATTCCTTTGATTCTAGTTCTTGTGTCAGTTCCAAATAGAACTCTGCCATCAGGACCTTTTTCTGGAATCGGGTTTCCCTTCTTATCTTTAACCAAGTTACCATCAAGATCTTTTTTATATATGGGTAATCTTTCTGAAACTAACTCACCAAGTTGACTTTGACCTGTGCCTATATTCTCTATCTCTTGAAGTAAATTAGAAAAGAAAATACCATCTCTACTTATCTCTGCTGACTTAGCTACATCTGGTTTTAAGTAATCGTCTTCAAAAATTTTTGCTTTTTGTGGCTCTGGTGGCACAGCTGGTAAATCATCACCAGCTGTCATCGCTAACCTTTCACCAGTTGTTGGTGGCGGTAATTTACTTGCACCAACCCCAGCCATAGCAAACTGTGGAGTGCCAAACCCACCATCAGAAGGTGGTCTGTTTCTTAATCTGGCAGCTAATCTGGCAGAAGCAATGCCTTTACTTAACAATGCTCCAGGAGCCAAGACTCGACCAGCACTCTCCAAGTTCATACCAAACTCTGGAAACTCTTCGCCCATAAATCTTTTTGCAAGAGCTTCAGAACCAAAACGATCTATCAAAGTTTGTATGCCTTGAGGAGCACCACCAAACCTCATGTCAAAGTAAAGACCTGCTAGGTCAGCAGGCAAACCGAGTATGTCAGCAGTTTCTCCAACCAGTAACCCCTTACCAATTCTTTGAAAATCTTCTAATGTTTTTCCTAAACTTTGTGGTCTTGGACCACCTGGAAAATATGGTTCTGCCATTATGTAATCCTAGTTGTTCTCTTTTTCTCTGGTAACATTCTATCAGAAAAACGATTAGTTACAGTATAACCACCCGCCTTCTTCTTAAATAAATCTAACTGCTTTGGTTTGAAAGGACCCTTCATCTTAGCAGGACCCTTGGTTGGTGGTACGGCTTTCCCTTTTGGTGGTATCACACCAAAGTTTTTGCCTGGAACTGGTTGTCCTCGCCCAGCTAATTCTGCATAAGCTCTTCTTCTATCTGATTCGTCTGACATTAA